ACGCTTCTAATCGGTAATGATTGTGAATCCGTTAAGCCGTTACCAACCGTACCATCATCCTTAATAACACTCACACCACCATCTGTAGCTACAGCAATAGTAGGTGTAGGTAAGCCTGTGGCTGAGTCTATCGGGGCATTAGGTAGGACTGTCATTGCTACATCGTTTACATATTTATTAACAATCGAGCCATAAGTAGCTGACACACTATAGAACGCCCCTTGTTGTGTAGGGTTTCTTTCCGCTAGTGTAATATCATATCTATAGGCAGTAGGCAAGAATATTAGTATATCTTCTGATATAAAGTTTATCTTCTGCACACTACCATAATTTGCTATAGAGTTTCCAATTGCCATAACGCCATTCATCATAGTGACAGCTTTGCCTAAACCACCACCATAATCTAAGGCGTTCCATCCACCTGCTACGTGTTGAAATACCATCCACATATCTAGGTCAGGTGTATCACCATCATAGATAGTCAAACCTTGCGACTCTAAAACAATAACAGCTACAGCAGGGAAGTCTTTACGTGAGCCTCTAGTTGTACTGCTTGCTTCGTTATACCAAGAAGTATCCTGAGTACGTTTTCTCCAAGCACCACCATCTGAGTCTTTAGATGTGTCATAGATGAAGATGTCAACTGCGTTACCTGTGATAGTTGAGGCGTTTACAATAGCGTCTAAACTTTCATCGTCTCCCAAAGCAACATCATTTAAGAGTTCTGCTGACATACGTAGCTCAACGCTAGAACTGCTTGTATGAGCGCCTGTTGTAGCCTTACAAGTGAAAGTAGTACCACTTATAGCGGTAATTTTGATTACCTCACTATTGATCGTGACGTATGTCCAATCGCTACCGTTGAGTGTTGGAAATGTTGACGAAGAAGCTACTGTGAATGACGTAGCGCCCAAAGATATACTGGCGGACAGTGTAGTCACCGCATTGTTACTAAACTTAACAGCCATAGCTGTCCTCCTGTATTAGATTTGTACGCAAGTATCTTATAATAGATACTTTACATATTATTGAACACGTTTTGTATCGTCTTTTTACGACACAGTAATTTCCCAAGTGATAGTCATAGAGTCCTGAGCGCCTTTATTGACCACATCGAATTTAGTACGAGCCAACATATCGCCACCTTCTTTCAAGGTTGCAGTAGCTGAAGCACCTGAACCACCGCCACCTGTGAAAGTAATAGCTGGGGCTGAAGTATAACCCGCACCTACAGCGCTTATCGTAACTGAAGTAACTTTGCCAGACGTTAAGACAGCAGTACCTGCTCCTGTTGTAGTATAACCACCGCCTGTTAGAACGACTGTTGGTGCTGAGGTATAACCTGAGCCACCTGCTGTAACATTAATATCATCCACTTTAGAACCGATAGTGTCAAAGATACCTGCTTCGGTAATCGCGCCAGTGCCATCACCAGCCGCGTAAGTACAAGCATAAGCAATTTTATTGTCCGTAACCGTACCGCCTGAAGTAGATAAAGCGTTTCTTTCTAATTCTGAACCAAGACCAGCATCTGTTGCTAAAGGACTCGCACCACCCGTACCGATTGCCATGTGAGTCATATTAGAGTCAGTACCCGCCATTCTTCGTGCAACCCACTTCTTACCTGATGTAACTACTAAGTTATGAGTCTCTTGTACTACTTTGTCATTTACCGCAATTGTTAAAGCACCAGTCAGCGCTAAGTTATCGTTAATCATATTGATTCTCCTTTAATTTAAAGATATTGTATTTAATGGTCTCTGACCTAGTAATCCACCATAATAATAATCTACTGTTACTTGGTCGGTAACTCCTACTACATTGCCCTTATTTCCAAAGTAATTTTTGTCAATTAAAGCTGAATCGTCTAACGTAAACGTGTCAGTAAAAGTTTTTTCTAATTGTAACCCAAAATAGTCTATAAGTGTGGCTAAATCGGTCTCATTCTTGCTATGTGTAAGACCTATTATTTCATTTAAAATCAAGGACTCTGGACGGTTCAGGTCAACATTTAAAGTTGTCCTACTTTCCCCCTCATTTAGTACGCTTTCATTCAGTAAAAAAGTGTTAATTGGCGTAATAAAATCGTCAAATACTGTGAAATTATCTGTAAATATCTTTGTCAAATGAACATCACTTACATCACTGACCGAATAAGAGTCAGCGTACGCCCTGTTGAATCCCATGCTTTTTACAATCACCTCAGACAAACCAATATTTTCAGTGTACGCTCTGTTAAATGACATTGATCTTGAGAATACATCACTAAAACCAAAGACATTTCCTTTGGTTGAGCCTACCGCTTTATCTACCCTTGCTGTATCGTCTAAGGCAAAAGCATCACTCAAGCCTTTCATAATATTACGGATATATGTATCGCTAAACCCTAATGAATCGCTCTTTCCTAAGATTGAAAATACGGTATTTGTATCGCTCACTGTATATGAATCTTCCACAGGATGGTTTAATACAAATCCTACTAATTCAACTAAAGCAATTCCATCTATTAAATCTTTGCTTGCGTCATAACTAAGAACATCATTAAAGTTAAATACATTGTCTTTATTGCCGAAGTAATCCTTATCAATCAAAGCACTGTCATCTAGGGTAAATTCGTCTGATATTGCCTTGTTTAGCGTAGTTTTATATATATCTGATAAAGTGGTAGAGTCAGACTTATTTAGTCCTTGTATGAAGGATATTTCATCGAGATTTGAAATAGAGTCTATTAATATTTTCCCAAAGTCATTACCTAATAAATCACTAAACCCGAATACGTTGCCCTTATTTCCTGTGAAGTCTTTATTGATTAAAGCAGAATCATCTAACGTAAACGCATCTTCTACACTCTTAATAAATGAATGAGATAATTCATCATTAATATTAAACGAGTCTGTAAATGTCCTAACGAACAACATAGCGATATTAACAACATCGCTGACCGTATAGCTATCGGTTAATGCCTTGGTATGGTCTAAACCTATGATGTCAGTTATAAAGGCTACATTGCCTTTATTGCCGTAGAAGTCTTTGTCAATTTGACTTAGATCATCAAGTGTAAATGCGTCAGTAAATGACCTGTTATAAGTAACTGCCTTAACAAAACTTTCAACAAGCGCTAACGTTTCTAGCTTGTTCTTGCCAAAACTCCATGAAGAATCATCAGCTAAAGGTATTGTCTCAGACAAATTCTTATTAACTACAAGTACATTAACATCACCTAAAGCATAGGTGTCATAAAGCCACTTATTTTTTGAGTCAGGATTTACAAATGCTATTGCTTCAGCATTAACATTATCAATGCTTGCTGACGGACTGACATACTTAGTATCAGCCTCCGCACGTAAAACAGTAATTGTCGCTCTGAAAGCCATTAGAAACCTGCTCTCACGTCAAATCGTAATAAATCAGGTACAGTCAAAACCTTACCGCTTGAGTAGGTTAATTCAATCTCACCTTCATAGTCACCACTTATGCTATCCAAGTCCGTTAAGCCCCAGTTCATAATCACATGACCGTTAGCAAATGGCGCTACCTTAGTACAACCAATTGTCGCTTTAAGCGTAGACGAGCCTATCTCTCTAAATTTCATTCTTACTGCTGATACGTTAGTTATATCAATTGGATTCCATGTGGACGGATCTGTGATGTCCAACGTCTTACCAGAATCTGCTAAATTACTATCTCTTAGGGTAATGTCTAACTCAGGCAAGTCATCACCTGATACGAGTTTAATTGTGTTGTAATATGCCATTTAATTCTCCTTTGTTTTCTTTAATCATAATCAGCACCGTCAATAATAGCGGTCGTATATTGTGTTCGCGCAAATTCAGTGTCACCGGCAATTGGAGTATAAAAACATTTAATATAAAAACTCATGCTCTCATAATATGCCCTTATTCCATTAGTTGCCCAACCGGTAACGCATTGAGTTGTTGTAAATTTTGTTAGTAACAATTGAATATCATGCCTATGTCTATAACCAACTCCACCCGGACAACCGTTAATAAAAAATTTATAATTTGTCATAGAATAACCCAACATAACAGCAGTTCCTGCTGGCTTGGTCAATCCACTAACTGAATGATTAGTTCCTGTTGTATCGTGAATCCCTGTTTCACCATATTGAACATTGCTTGATGAAGCTGTATTTTTAACCACTCCAAAACCCTTTGCCCATAATGGCTTATCAATATCGGCATTAAAGATATAGTCTCCACTCAAATTACGACAAGTAAAGCCCCAACCTGAAGGAGTAGTTGAATAATTGGACGTGCCAGCAAATAGATATATTTCTATAGTTTCTTTAGCTGTAGTGGAAATGTCGCTTGAAAACATATGTAGCTTCCAATCTCTTCCTGACGTATTGTGAAGTTCAGCAATTGCCACATAATAACCGCCTGTGTACACAAAAGGAAAAACCTTTGTAGATGAAGCAAAAGTTGTTGGCAATGTAAAATCATATCTTAGATATAACGTAGAAGAACCAGAACCATCACCCGTTACCGCTATGTGAGAATCGGTAAGCTTCATAACAAAAATAGGATAATCACCTTCATCCCATATCATTACACCACCATCAGCACCTAATATTTTTAACCCATAACTCATTTTACATATACCGATATTGTTGTTTCTACACCACCTGTAGCCAATATATTTGAAAATATTGGAAAATAAACAACATCAAGTGAATAAGTTATTTTAGGTGTGCCACTTACTGAAATTGTATAATCAAACTTAACAAAATTAATTCCCCATTTGGTAAAAAGTTCGATTGAATTTAAATTATCCACAATATGTACCGCTTTTAGATTACTCGCGGTTATTCCACTTGGCAAGGTGCTTGGTAAATTACGAACTTGATTTGTAACCTCACCTGTATAAGTCCATCTATCAATTTCAGTCCAACCTACAGCATTTGAATCTAAGACAATATCACCTGAAGAGTTTCGCACTCGTATTCCATATATGTCAGGCACTCAGATTCCCCAGTTGTACCCTAGGATTTGAAAGCGTGCCATCATAAACTTTTATAACATTGTTTTTAATTTCAACTCTAGCACCTGTAGCCGAAGATGTAATTGTTGTCGTACCATTTGACTCTACCTTAAACTTGCCACTACCTATATTGATAGAACCACCGGTAATAGCGCCTAAATCCGTACTAATATCTGCCAGTTTAGCTACATCAATTTCTGTTTTTGTAACTTCATCTAATCCTGCTAAGTCACCCGTTCTTACAATCCAACCAGAATTAGCATAAGGGCTTGTACCATCGTACCAATGCAACCTATTTCCGTCATTTGTATCAAACCATAAATCACCTTTTTCTATATCTGTATTAGGGTAATCGTCTTGAGAGAATGTAGTTACACCGCCACCGCCACCGCCACCGCCTACTAAATCAGCGATAACATGGTCATTCTGTTGAGTCCATGCCGAAGAAACACCCATAGCATTCACAGCTTTAATTCTTACATCAATAGTCGAACTTGACGCTAGACCTGAAATATAAAGTGGTGAACTGTCTGTAGTATGTTCAACATTCCATGATGATTGAGACCAAGCTGCTGGAGACACACATAATGCTTCTGTTGTTTTTGTTGCGTCAGTACAAACACCCGTTCTTATTTGAATTACAAACTTATCTACAAAACTATCAGCAGGTTCTACCCATGTTATTAATACTCTTGGCGAGGTAGATCCATCGTTATTTGTTACTTGATAATTCTCACCACTACCTATTGTGAATCCCGTGCTACTCACAGGTAATACGCTAAAAGGATTTGGTAAATTGGTGTCAGGAATTACAGGGTATTCATCACCTGAAGCCCACGGATAGACTGAATCTTGGTGTTCTGACAAAGCTACCACTACGTTACCGTCTGCTTGTAAAGACAAATTCAACACTCTGAATAGTTTAGCTGACCAAGCTGGCGTGCTGTGGCTGACAGATACAATATCACCCACGCTAACTTGTAATGCTTCAGCAGTCGATAAAAAAGAACACTTTATGCCTTGCCTAGATTTATTAACGACTGTTTTAGCTATGTTTCTAGCTTGATATTTATTAGTAATGGTTGGTAGTCTGATTCTCTTTTCTAATTCAATACCGCCATCTTCTGCTATCAGTGTAGCTTCTTCCGTACTATCCGCGTCAGGATATACCGATTGGTCGTCTTGCCAGTTATTATCTTTATTGGTAAAGGTAGCTATCACTCGATTGAATCTAGTACCTTTCTTTTCGCCTGAGATATTAATACCTTCAACAATATGATCCTCAGTAAAGGCAAATGAAGCTGAACCTATAGTTTCTACGATCAACTTATAAACGCCTTGAGTATAGGGCATTAACCCCCTCATGCCATTAAGTAAGGTTTTGACGTTCGTCATTATTGTATTATCGGTACTTAAAATAACATTACAATTAAACGTATTAATATAGGCTGGTGGTGGCGTGTCTACATACGGAACTACAAGACCATCACATAAATCAGCACCATCTTTAAAAGACTGATAGTTAGATTCAAAATCACCAGCTATTAATCCTTTGCCGTATCTTGTATCTTTTAGATAATCTAACAAACATAAAGCAGGGTTAGTAGAATATGCCGTGTTACCTGTTCTTGGATCATAAACCCTTCTACCTTGAACAACAGCATGGATATTAGGAATTGAACTAAATACCTCTCTATCCCATTTAAGTCTAATACCTAAATAAGCAATGCCTCTTAATCTATGATTTGAAGTCCAGCTAGGCGCTGGTGACAAAGTAGGACATACTGTTTGATTATCCTCACCATAATGTTTCGTTATTGTAACTAAGCCGCTGAATTTAGTATCAGTTGAAATAATATCATTAAGATAAATATCGCCAATAGAATTTACTTCACCTTCGCACAAAACCAAGGCAATATACAAGTATTGATTATCAGCTCCTGAACTCTCAACAAAAACTCGAGTTCCACCCACTTTGCGCTCACCATAAATAACAGGTATTTGAGCGTTATTACTTTGCTTATTTAAAAGTGTTCCATCGTTGTCATCTTCTAAAAAATCTTCTTCATCAGGAGCTAACAGCCACGATATTACAGCAGAAGCAACAAAATTAAGTAACCAATTCCACATTAGTCTCTACCCCACTTCAAGTCCTTAACGATATTTGCTGAAAATTCCATGCCTTTATCCCCTACGAAGAATAAACCTTGGGAATTGCTGTTGGTATGTCTACCAGCTTTCTTCTCAAAATCTGACCAATGTGAAGCAACCCCTAATTCCACCGTAGATGTTTCAGGCGTATCAACTATATCGTATTCAGAAATACGTCCATCAAAGATTAATACAGGGATACCGATAATACTACTATCATCATTAAGAAACGCTCTATAAACAACAAGCTTTCTACCTACATAACCGCTATTTAGCAACGCTGAAATAAACGCTTGATCTACACCTGATAACTTAACTTTAGATGTACCAACCCTAACCTCTGATTCTTCTTTAACTGTCGAAACATTCAAGAAATGAGAAGAGGCTACATAAGTGCTACCTCCATAACTAATATCTTGACCTGCGTCAGTTAGATAAGACGTAGATGATAGGTGAATCTCTATCATGTGACACATCTTAAGCGAGTCATTAGCTAGTTCAGCAATAACGGAAGAATGAATACTTCTACTCATAACGCTTCCACAAAGTCCACTTCATATCTAAACATCGAGTCATTACTCATTCCGAAAGATTGAATGTCATTTCTAAGACGCACCTTCATAGTCACATTGTCATAAGTGATGGTTTCGTCATTAGCTACACCAACTCTTAAAGGTGGTTCAATATCAATTGATTTTGTATTACCTGAAGTCTCTGAATGACCCACAACCATATAGACTTTCGTATGACCGAATTTAATCATATCACCTTCTACGATCGTTCCTGAAATGCCGTCTACTGCGATAGTTGTTAGACCTGCCACCTTAGCACCATTAACCTTTAAAGCGCCTGACGCTGTACCTCTAGCATCTTCTAACACTGGAATTCTTACGGTAAAGGTAGCATTTTGACCACGTTGCTTCATAACGTAGGCATATACAGGCATAAATTCAGCCTGTTTCATAGGAGGGTATTTAGCTGAGAACTCCCAATACTGACTCGCAAGCTTTCTTGATTGAGTTCTACCGTTTACTGTTTGTGATGTCAAAGTCTTGTCATTTGACTTTAGATTTACCGATTGAAATACGGGTGTTGTTGGATAAGCCATTATGCTGTTACTCCTGTCATTCCTCTATCATTCATGGCTTGATTAATAATTCCAACAATCATTCCACGTCTTGAATCTAACAACTCATCGAATCCAGTTGTATCATTAGCTGTGATATTAAAACTTACAGATACGTTAGTTTCGCCACTTGTTGAACCGCCCGTAGATAAAGCATCGTTAGGAATAATAGTTCCTGTTTTATTAGGTAAAAATAGCTCTGGTCCAGCTTCTCCGACCATATAAGGTCTATTACCCGTAACTGTGCCACCATGTTCTTTTGGATTAAATATATCTGAAAAATTAAAACTGCTGGCTAACCAGTTCGCGGCTGGTTGTGCGATTTTAATCTTCACGAACTCAGCAAGAATAACTCTAGCCATACCTTTTACCGATTCCTTGAGTGAATCTGTGCCTTGCCCAATGTTCATAATCATGCCAGTAATTGAGTCTGTCATTGAGTCTGTTAATGCTTTAACTTTGTTAGCAATATCTAACTCTTCCATTCGCACAATAGCGGCTTCATAGGCTGAAGTCATAGATTCTATTTGCGAAGTTTGGAAAGTTTCTGATTGTCCTGCTACTTTCATTGTTGCTATAACATCTTTTTTATGTTTTTCAAATTCCTTTCCAACCCTTTCTTGAGCTGTCATTTCTATACCAAGTTCGGCAATAGAATCTTTATATTCACCTACCGTCTTGATAGTCTGTCTTGCTGAATTAAGTCGTTTAGCAAGCGCGGTATCTTCATCTGAAAGACCCATGGATTTAGACTTTTTAATAGGAGTGTCATCTTTTATAAATGGCTTAATTGAAGGGAATCTTTGAAAAGCACTAAATTTTTCTAATTTAGGCATGGCTGATTCTGCTTCATCGCCAACACTTGCTATAGCATCTCCGATTTTCCCAATGCCCCAAGATAATGCTGTTATTCCTGCAAGAACTAACTTTGCCTTTTTACCGCCTAAGAATGCAAGAACAATACCAACTTCTCTAATCGATGCAGGTAGAGCCATGAACGCATCAAACACTGTTTTCATTGCGCTACCAACACTTAATACGCCTCGTCCAAACGCTTTAATTCGTTCAATTGTTTCTTTCTTTCCTAATGCTTCTGTTAATTCATTAACCTTTTCTGTCAGGGCTGTAAGAACTCCTGTCTTGGCAAATTTAATCTGTAACTCTTCCCATGCAGAATTTAATTTCTTGAGCGCACCATTCAATCCCTTTAGCTGAGTGTCCGCCATTTTCTTGGCAGTACCGCCAGCATTTTGAAGCTCTGTTCTTAAGCCTTTAATACCGTCAACGCCTTGTGTTAATGCCGCCATTAACTGTGGACCAGCACGTTGTCCGAAGATAGTAACAAATTCAGTAGCACCTGCTCCAGACTGCTCTAAATCTTGAAGTATGTCAATGAAATTACGCATTGAGCCGTCAGTGTTATTAATGCTCACACCCATACCATCTAACATTTCAGTCATTTCTGCTGTAGGTTTTAGAAGTTTCGCTATTCCTGCCTTGAGGGCAGTACCTGCGAGAGAGCCCTTAATACCAGCATCAGCCATCTTGCCTAAAATAGCTGTCATGCCCTCCATTGACAATCCTGCTGTCTTGGCTAATGGAGATGACATTTTCATGGCTTCACCAAGCTCTATGACATTCATATTGGCACTTGAAGTGGCTTTAGCCATAACATCGACTAATTTGCCTGTTTTACCTGCACCCAATCCTAGACCGGAAAGAATGTTTGAGGCAATGTCCGCACTTGTAGCTAAGTCAGTTGACGAGGCTGCAGCTAAATCTAGAACAGCGGGCATAGCTGCCATTGTTTGTTGAGCATCGAAGCCAGCCATTGCTAAGAATGTCATACCATCAGCCGCTTCTGAAGCTGAGAATACTGTTGACTTACCTAAGTCACGCGCTTGATTTTCTAGGGCGAGTAATGTCTTACCTGTATGCCCACCAATAGCGGACACCTTGTTCATTGACGATTCAAAGTTAGCCGCTGTCTTAATTGACATTATTGCTAGACCGCCTAAAGCCGCCCCTGCAATCTTGCCGAACTTAACAAGCTTTGCACCTACCTGACTGCTTGATAGACCAACACTTTTTAGCCGGTTATCAAGTTTTTTTAAACCTATTAATGCTTCAGTAGCATTTATTCTTACTCCAAGCGTTGCTAAACTAGTTGCCATTTTCTTTACCCTTTAATTGAAAATAAGCCGACCACGTTAATAATTCGGCTGTAGTAAATTCCATCACCTCACTAATAGATTTATGTAAATGATCTGCCAAATGACAATAAAACAATAAGTCGCTATCCGACTCTAAGGCTTTTTTACTTCATCTACCGTAGGTTCATCATTAGATATTTCTTCAACAAGTCGACTAACTACATCAGGGTCATAAGACCGCATCATTTCATTTAATTCGTGCGAGCGCCAGATAGGCTTACCGTCTTCGTCCAATGCTCTCATAATCAAAGACATATAAACGGCTTCAATCTGTTTATCTTGTGAATAAAGCTTAAAGATTTGAGTTTGTTGTTTTCCAGTAATAGCACCTTTGTAGTATATTTTATCTTCCCACTCAGGAACATCAATAGATAACAACTCACCCGATAACTTAGATCTAAAATGAGCCGTAGCATTATCTTTAATACTCATTACGAAACAGCACCCCACGTAACAACACCGTTAGCCTCGAAGCTCATCGAAGTTTCAACCATACCGTCTAATGTGGTTGACACACCCTTCTCAGTAATAATTGCTGAGAATGAAGCGAACTTATCACCTGTTGTCGCGCCTTCTGGATACAGTTTTAATGCGACTTCTGCCCCTGCCGTCATAGCACCCTGACCTGCCGTATCAGTCTCATCCCAAAACGCTGTCATACTGCCACTTGCTGACGTTAGACCTAC